TAATACATTAGAAGAAGAAGTTGAAATAAGAAAGAAAAAAGATATAAAAAATTTAATACAAAAAATAAATAAAAAAAGAAATTAAAATTGATATATTTCAAATATATATTATAAAACAAATAAAACAAATAATAATATGGGTTTAACTAATAGTAATAATTATGATTATGATAATGATGGTTTATTACCACCGTTATCACGCGAAGAAGCAATTGAACAAAGTTTAATTCTATCAGATCTGGTAGATAAATATTCATTCGGTGAAGCTGGAAGTATTTTTGATTGGGGGAAAGAATATCGATATGAATATTCGGAAGATGATATGAAAATTATTAGAGAAAGTTTACGTTTAAGTGATTTAATGTAATTAATTAAAATAATTTATATTTTTATTTATATAATAAAACAGTTTATTATATAAATAAAGATGTCTTTAAAAAAGGTTCATTTCTCAACTATAAGTTACATATATGATATGAATGAAACTAAATTTCCAGTCCCAACTAAAATATTCGATGGCTCATCTACAGATAAAAATTATCCTACTTTAAATATAAAGAATACATATAAAAAAGAGTCTGTATTTTTAGCATCTGTTATTTGTATTACAACCAGTATTGTTTATATAGTTCACAAACTATCGTAATTCTTTATTTCTATAATATCCCCAATTTTAATGCAATAAGTTTTTTCATTGCTTATAATTTCTAATCCATTTGAAAATACCTCATTAATATTATTTGATACATAGAATCCATTATATTTTGCTTTAAAAAATGGTCTAGATTTTCCATATCCATTCGTAAATTCTATAAATTTATAATTTCTTTTACTATTTTCTTTATCAAATAATCTACTTTCAATCCATTTAGATGGACATCTAAATTCTATTTTTTTTTCACCAGTAACCATTACTTCGAATGGCATTTTTTTTAAAGTTAGTTTAAGTGTCATCTATTTAAATAGTATATAGATATTTTTATATTGCTGAATCAAAGATAAAATCAGTTTTAAAACACAAAAAAAGAATCACTTTTTATATCATATACTTTTGTAAAAAAATCAATTGATACAAATCCATTTAATCCTTGTGTAAATATTTTTCCATTTGAATACATTTTGAATATAATCCCTTGTTCTAATGCTTTTTCGAGATTTATATAAATAACTACTGATTTATTATATCGGATATTTCTCCTATTATAATTATTTTTTGGAACTTTTAATTCTATATTTTTCTTTAGTAATCCTTTATCACCTTTTATTAATAACCATTCTTGATGAGTACATTCATAACTTAATATTTTATACGAATTTGTATTTAAGATTTCTTTTACTGGTGAATTTGGTATTAAAATTGAATGTCCATGATTTGCCTTGATGTAAAAAGTATCTAAACTTTCTTTTATTGTATACCTTCCTCTACTATCATCATATACTATTTCAAAAATATCATCTAATGTTACGTTTCTAAATTGTGGTAATTTTAAAATATCATCGGTTTTAATATAACCATATCTATCAATATCTATATTATATTTTAATGCACCATGGCGTAAAATATAACTTAAAGTTTTACTAATTTTATTTCTTTTAATGTGATTAGACATTATAAACTACTTTTATAAAAGAAATTGTTCTATAAATATATATTGAATAATCATTTTTAAATATATATTTATATTAAAGATAGATAATTTACATTTGATATATAGTTTACTTTTTTTTATACAATATGTATTGGATTATGATATACTTGTAGAATATCATATAATAGATTTTTGTCAATTGGTTTTGTTAAATAATTATCCATTTTACATTCATTTAAATAAAAATATTTATCTTCCCCCATTACATTAGCAGTTAATGCAATAATATACGGAATGTTTTTAATAGTACTACTATTACGTAAAAGTTTTACTAATTCAACACCACCCATTATTGGCATTTTAATATCTAAAAACATAACATCATATTCTGTTTCGCGAATTTTTTCTAATGCTTCTAAACCATTATTACATATAGTAATATTGATATATCCAAAATTATCTAGATATCCTGTTAATACTTTCTGATTTTCAATTATATCTTCAGCTATTATTACTTTTATTAATTCTGCATCTTTTATATTTCGACGTTTCTGAATAATAACATTATTTTTGTCAAATAATGAATTACATAGTTTTAATAGTCTTCTTTCATTTACAGGTTTAAATAATATACGTTCAAAAATACTTAAATTCTTATTCATTATGTCTTCTTCATTTAAAGAAGATAATGCTATTAGTGGTAAATTGGGTTTTATTTTTTTTATATTTTTTGCTAATTCAAATCCATCCATATTTGGCATAAGTATATCTATTAAACCTATATCAAAATCCATTTGTTTTATGTATCTTAATGCTTCTTCCCCTGAAGAACAACATATTGGAATTATTTGTGCCGACCATTTTAAAATTGTTGTCATTAATAAAAGACGATTTATTTCATTATCATCAACAATCAATATTTTTTTGCCAAGTAGTTTTCCTATTGTTGGATGTATTCTATTTGTCTTTGTATTTACACACTTTGCTTGAATATTGAATTTAAATATAGATCCTTTACCTAATGTACTTATACAACTAATATTGCCATCTAATAATGTACATAAACGACTACATATAGCTAAACCTAATCCTGTTCCACACGAATTTGAACAATTATTATCCGATTGTCCATAATTTGTGAAAATTTTTTCCATATGTTCTTTTTTTATACCAATTCCTGTATCTCGTACATTAAATGTAATATTATATATATCGTTTTCAATTTTCGTAGCCCTAATTATTATATAAATATGACCAGAATTAGTAAATTTTACAGCATTTGATAATAAGTTTACTAAAATTTGCCTCAATCTTTTAAAATCAGATACTACATAAGTTGGAACGTCTTCATCTATATCTAAATTTATATATAAACCTTTCTGATTTGCTTTAAAATTTAGAACATTGATACTAGAATCAATACATTCTCTTAAATTGAATTTCTTTTTTATTATTTGAACCTTATTTGCCTCTAATTTAGTAAAATCTAAAACATCATTAATAATACCTAATAAATTATTACAACAATCGTGTGCAGTTTCAATATAATCATTTTGTTGATCATTTAAAACTGTATCATTTAGAAGTGAAAGCATGCCAACAATTCCATTAATTGGCGTTCGTATTTCATGACTCATATTTGCAAGAAATTTAAAACTATTATTTGAAAATTCTTCAGCTGTTTCTATATCGTTTTGTAAATTTTGAATTATATCTAAATAGTTAATAGAACCCATTGTTTCCCCGAGTTTACGTAATGAAACAAACTGCCTACCATTCATTACAATCATTAATGTGGACATATAATAATATTTATTCGCATAAGTTTTAAGCATGTGTCCTCGTATTTTTTTTCCCTCTTTTATTATTTTTAATGTTTTAGTAAGTGAATCATCTACAACAAAATAATCTTTAATCGTTAAACTATTATCTGAAAATTGACGTTTAAATTCAACACTTTCCCAAATAATTTCTAACGATTGGTTAAATTGTAATGCTATCGTACCACAATTAATAATAAATTGCTTGATACATATCTCTTTCTGAAAATCAATGGACATTTACGTCAATATATATAATCTATAGGCATATTGTTAATATCTGAAGGGGTAACAAATTTAAACTATATTATAATTTAAATTCAATCAGAATACTATTAATCAGGTTAGAAGCATAATTATAAAAATATTTTGACTAAATTTTTTCAAATATATATATATATAAAATAAAAAAATATTAATAAATAAATGGTTATTAATATTTTTTTACCAAAAGAAATTGAAGATAATATTTAATCAATTGGATATATCGATCCATATGATTAATTGATCTTTTCCACTTTGTATTTTTCAAAATTTGAAACTTTCATTAAATACATTCGACTTCTCCAACCATCTCCTCCAGATACTTCTCTATCATATTCTCCATTTTTTATCATTTTACGGATAATTTTAGTTGGAATTTTATAACATTCTTCATCACCAATTACGTGATACATATAAAAATGTGCTTTTGTCGTTGTAATTCCTGATGGTTTTTCGTTACATTTAAATTCTATTGCTAGATTTCCAGTATCATGTGCAAGCCTATCACATTTACATTCAAAATATATCTTTTTTCTATTTAAAATGATTCCAAAATCATATTCTTTGAACTTTTTCTTTGGTTGCTCAATTATATCATCATATTCTAAATATTCTAATGAGATATTTTCATATTTTTTTCCTAATTTTAAATCTGAGACAAAGGGCATAATTAAGTTCTTTATTAAGTTCTTTAGTGAATTATTATTATTATTCAATTTTAAATCTTAATTATATTTTCTTTTTTTTTTTGATTTTTTTGTTATATTTTCTTTTATGTTTCTTATTTTTTCATAATTTTTTAACTTGTAAACTGGATTCTCTTTACTCCAAGTTATTATAATTTTCTTTTTCCAATCTTTGAGTTTTTCTTCACCTCTTTTTTGTTTAAAACGATATGGTAGTTTTTTAATAGAATCATACCAATCAAGACGCTTATTAATATAAGTAATTTGCCTTTCAACAAAAAATGTTAATGATTTAACAATCGCATCTAAAAAATCTTCTGATAAACATCTTTTATAAATTAAAGGTTTCATATCAAAATTTTTTATTTTATTTTCAATCAATTTTACCAATTTATATCCTTCTTCATCAGAATTAAATGGACCTAAAAATCCTTTGCATACTACATAAGTTTCTGAATTTGGTGGTCGAGATGTTATTGGTTTACATATGTAAACTTCCTCAAAAAGATTTGTTAAAACAGCATATAATGAGATGTTTAAACTATTGAAATATGTGTATTGTTTAACTACTAAATGACCCCCTTGTTTTAATGTTAGTATTCCAGATAATGTTTGCCCAACATTTGGTTGAACATGTGAATATTCTTGTTTACTATAATCATTATTATCACCAGTTTCAAATCCTAAATCAGATGTGTATAAATCAACTGAATTGTTTAAACGTTTTTTCCAGTATAACTGATTCTCTATATCATTAACATTGCCATCATATTTTTTATTCATTAACCAAAATTTTGGATAATTTTTGTATAAATTGTATTTATCTTCTAAAAGATCACCTGTTTTTAGATTTTCATTATTATACCCAATCCAAGAACTACCATACCATCTATAACTATTGACCTTAGTCATTGTTTTTACATAATGATTCGTTCCTAAGATGAAAGAACCAGGAAATGCAGCATTGTCAAAATGAACTAGTTTTTTTTTATTTTCATCAATTAAATTAAATTGATTAATTAGTTCATAGATTTTTAACCAAGCATTTGAAATATTTTGTGCATTTGTATGCTTTGCAAGTTTGTATTTCATTTTACGAAAAATATCAAATGCGAATTTCTGCTTTAAGAAATCTTTATTTTCAAAATAAGAATCTTGACGAGTTTTTACCTTATTCAATTTTTCTTCCAAATTTTCAAATAAATTATCCAATTTATACATTCTTTTTGGATTATAACAATCTTCATTTTCTAATACACACTTATTTATTTTAAAAGAAATCATATATATTAATAAAATATTATAACGTTAATAATATTTTATTAAAAATTTAAAAATTTAATGTAAAAACATAAAGTAAACAATTGTTGTTATTAAAATAATTATAAAATCATCATTTGCCTTTCTTATTAAACAACTTAAATTATAAAATCCACATTCGTCGCGATTTCGTATGAATGCTAAAATACCTAAAATTATTAAAGATGTTATTGCCATAATTCTATCCTTATATTTACAAAATAATTGACTTCCCATAGCTGACCATGAGACACCTAACCATGTTATTTCTGGATTTCTTGATCCATAATGATGAATTGTATATGCATCTGGATATTTAATTCTACATTGTTGAGAACTAGTACATTCACCTTTAAAATCACACCATTTGACTGGATCAGCAAATCTTTTATTTATTGTATCAACCTTATCTACACCATATTCATAAATTGAACGAGTAAACATACTTGGACCAACTGACCTAAAAATATATTTAAGTCTATTTTCGTACCATTGCTGTTTGAGATTTTCTTTTAATAAATTTTTGTGTAATACTTCCCAACATGGATGTCCTTTTATACTCCCAAGTAACCCATTTTGGAAAAATGTCCAATTGATTTGTTCTAATGCTGTCATAGATACAATTTGTTCAAACATATTATATCCAAAATCAACTGCTAAAAATTTTTTACCTTCTATTAATG